ATAGGCCTATTCCCTTTCATCCAATGGACAGACACAGAACCCACTAAAATATCGGATTTGTTGGGGGTGGGAGCATGATTACAAAAACTAAAGAAGAACTCGCAGCTATGCTTAATTGGCGGCAATATGGCAACGAAGTCGATACAGCAATTAGGGCGTTGGCAGAAGATAGCAACCTCGTGATTGTCTACGGTGCTTCTGATGACTTGATGGAGTTTTGTGGAGCTATCCGAGACGAAGTAGATTGCTATAATGGCGGTACGGCATATCTCACTGAAACATGGCTTTTTGCAAGCAAATGCGAGGATGATGATTGCCCCTATGCGTTGGCCGAGATGGAGAAGTGCAAGACTATCGAAGCGGTTTGGCACAATGAGTGTCCTGCATGGACATATCAGACAGACATCCCTCATGCGACTTTCGACATTATGGATGATGAAGGGGTATATTGCCGGGGGATTGTGTTTGATATGGATTCCCTGAAAGGAGAGAAAAAATGACACTCTACATACCACCGTTTGTTTTCGGCGTGATATTCACAGTTTTAGCAGAGATAGCGGCAATTGTGATATATGCGATTGTTAAGAAGAAATAACCCGATTTAAGCCATATATGCAGGAAAGCTTCTTAAAACAGATGAAGGAGTGATAAATATCAAAATGTTTTTGATTGGGTTCTTGGTGTGTTGGGCCTTATCTTCCATAGTAACAATTCTCGCAGTAAGATACGATTGGCTCTATACCGAACGGTTTCTTTATTTGGTTGCAGCACCTGTCATGGTGCCATGTTTTGTGATGTCACTAATAATATGCCCTTGGGAGAATGTAGTAAAACCTGTAAAAAGAGAACACTTTGAAACAGCATGCAAGAGAGGTAAGCGATACCGAATAACAAGCAACTTTTATCTATGCACTGATTGGAAAGCAGGGATACTCTACAAGATTTTCTTTGTAAGAATCAGAAAAGGCGAGGAGTGACGATTTGACGATAAGTGAGCTTAATGCAGCATTGGATATACAGCGGCGTATAAACCGCCTACAAGCGAGCCTAGACACGTTGCACGAAACAGGCGGCGTTGGTAGTGCCGGAAGTGACGCGCCTGTCATGGGCGGCGTGAGCCGTGACACAGGGCAGTTGGCGATAGAACTTGCGGAGGAGATAGCAGCACTCTGCAAAGACAAACAGCGGGCGCAGATAGTTATTAAGTGGGAATTGGATAAGTTGGAGTTGAACGACATGCACAGAAAGGTTTTGGAAGCAAGATATATACAGGGGTTATCAATGAAAGGTGTTGCTATAAAAATTGGCTATACAATAAGACACGCCAAACGGTATCACAAGCAAGCGATGGCAATGCTAAACTTGTCACCCAATGTCACCTGATGTCACTTTACGGTGCGCTATAAAAGTGCTAAAATGTCATTAGTGGAAGTATAAACAGCACCCCGACAATTCATTTTTTACACCCATTCTTTTCATTCCCTTCCTAAAATCTCCCTACTATACCCCAAGTAGTAGGGAGAAACAATAATCCAAGCCTTGCCAATCCGGCAGGGCTTTTTCTTTGCAAAAATTAAAATAAGTAGTAGGTGGTGATATGGCAAGCATTGACTGGTTGAAAATCAAAAATGAATATATATCTGGCGGTGTGTCGTATCGCAAGCTTTCTGAAAAGCACGGTGTAAGTTTCAATACGTTGAAGAGTAGGGCGACTAAAGAGCAATGGCACAACTGCCGCAAAGAGCTTCACAACAAAATCACAACAAAATCACAACAAAAAACGCAAGAAAAGATTGTTGAGAGCGAAGCAAGAATAATAGATCGCAAATATGAGTTGTCCGAAAAACTACTTGATAAGCTGGAGCGGGCGATTGATGAGTTAGATATATCTCTTGTAACCAACAAGCGGAAAACAAGGGTTATCGAATACAAGGACGATAAGGCCATTGGCAAGCCCACCAAGGAAGTAATTGACGAAACGGAAGAGATATTACAAATCGCAAGTATCGTTGATAGAGCAGGAATTAAACAGCTTGCCAGTGCGCTTAAAGATATAAAGGATATTCAAGCGGCGATTGATGAAAGAACCAGAAAAGCAGACCAACGTGAAGATGATAATCTATGGAACGCTGTTGCGGAGGCGGTAGACAATAATGACGTTTGAGAAATTATCGCCCAAGCAAGCGGAAATATTCAAATTCCCACATGAGGGCTATGACGCACTTATATGTGACGGTGCTGTACGTTCGGGCAAAACCATGATGATGATATATGCGTTCATTTGGTGGGCTATGGAGCGGTTTGACGGTGCTGTGTTTGGAGTGTGCGGCAAAACGGTACAATCCGCCGAAAGAAACATAATCCACCCATTATTGGCAACAAAGAGCATTACAGATAGATATTCGACTACATATACCCGCAGCATGAAAGTATTAACTATTAGCCGGAACGAGAAAATCAACTACTTCTATATTTTTGGCGGCAAAGACGAAAGCAGCTACATGCTCATTCAGGGGCTTACCTTGTCGGGTGTCTTGTTGGACGAGGTTGCGTTAATGCCACGCTCGTTTGTCGAGCAGGCGATAACAAGAACACTATCGGTTGACGACGCGAAACTGTGGTTTAACTGCAATCCCGAAAGCCCCCATCATTGGTTTTATTTGGAGTGGATTAAAAACTCTGAACACCACAATGCAAAGCGTTTACATTTCCTTATGACGGATAATCCCGGGCTTTCCGAAAAAGCCATTGCGAGAGCGGAGCGAGATTTTGCAGGAGTCTTCTATGACAGATATGTTCTAGGGCTTTGGGTTCTTGCAGAGGGATTGATATATTCTATGTTCGACAAGAAGACACATGTCATCCCAACAAACGAAATTCCACCCGGCAACGAGTATGTCATATCCATTGACTACGGTACATCAAACCCAACATCAGCGGGGCTTTGGCGGGTTGTCAATGGGATTGGATATAGGATTAAAGAGTATTACCATGACGGCAGGAAACAAGGGCAATTGACGGATGAGGAACACATGAACAATATAATAGAACTTGCACAATCCGTTCCCGGTGCTTATCCAACAGCACAGGTTATTGTTGACCCATCCGCCGCTTCGCTTATAACGTGTTTTCGTAGGCATGGCGCATTTCAAACACTGAATGCAAATAATGATGTTATAGAGGGCATTCGTAATGTGTCAAGCGCACTAAAAAACAATCGTCTGTTTATAAGTGAGGAATGCGAAAACGCAAAAATATCGTTAGAAAGCTATGTGTGGGACGAAAAATCTATCGAAGAACGTCCACTAAAGGAAAACGACCATGCTTGTGACGATATTCGATATTTTGTGCGAACATATCTAAAGCGATATTACAAGGATTTTGTGTAGGCGGTGAATAAATTTGAGCTTTATCGGAAAGGCGGTGAGTTGGCTGCGAGATGTATTTGGATTGACAAGAAGCATACAAGACCAGTTCGGTGTTACGGTTGCAATTTCGCCTTTGATGAGTGCGAAACAAGCCGAATGGCGCGGTATCGTTAATGGCACAGCAGTTTGGAACAATGAAGATACACCAAGCCTATTACTTGCCGATGCCGTATCACAAGAAATTGCGAGCCGTGCAGCGTTAGGACTTAAAAGCGAGATAACCGGCAGCGCAAGAGCCAATTACCTAAATGAGCAATATATGCCTGTAATAGATGATTTGCAAAACGCTGTCGTTGCTATCGCTAACGGCGGCGAAGCTATTTATAGGCTTAATTTAACGGATGACGGCATAGAGACAACGCTTGTCGAGACTGACGCTTATTGGCCTATTGGATATAACGCCAAAGGCGAGCTGATAGATGTCATTTTCGGGGCCATATACCAAGCCGACAAATGGACTTATCGCCTGTTAGAACGGCACACATTCGATTCAGATGCGCAGACACACACAATAATCTATCGTGCTTTTCGTGCTGAATCGTCCTCAAATGCTTTTACGCCTGAGACTTTGGGGACTCCTGCAAACCTTGCCGATGTCCCCGATTGGGCGGCTTTGGAGGATGTAACCATAACAGGAACAGAAAAACCGATGTTTGTACTTGTGAAAGCTCCAATAAACGCAACAATCGAAAAACCACAGCGGCAGGGTGTGCCGGTATGGATTAAAGCGGTTGACATGTTTCGCAAGGCTGATTTGCACGAAGCCCGCATGGAATGGGAAATGGAGGGCGGCGAATTAGCGGTACAAGCCAGTGCGGCACTATTTAGGCGCTCCGACAAAAACGGTAAATCGCTTGAGTTGCCAGAAGGCAAAGAACGCCTATACCAGACATTTGACGGCGCACCAGAAGATATGCCGATAAATGTTTACAATCCAGAGCCTCGAATAGACGCTTACAACAAGCGCATGAATGACATTTTACGGCGAATTGAATTTAGTTGTGGGTTGTCATTCGGAATCATTAGCGACAATGAAGCACAACTTAAAACCGCAACGGAGTTTCGCAGTAGCAAAGAACGCCTTGTTACCACCATCAGCGGTATGCAGCTTGATGTTTTGCAACCGGCCTTAGAACATTTAATAGAATCATTCGGCGTATTGGCTGACTTGCAGGGCATACCCGCAGGAACAGTCAATACAACCTTTGAATGGTCTGAAAGCTATGCTATTGATAGGCGTGAAGAGGTCGAGGAACGGCTTAAACTGCTTGGTATGGGGATTTTGTTCCCTGATGAAGTTAGAGCCTATTACAACGAAATCCCGCTTGAAGAAGCACAGCGAGAAATGCAAGAGCGTGGATTGCCGCTTGAAGCGGTGGAAGACGAATTTTAACAATCTCGTAGTTATAGAGGGGTTTAATTCACCTCTCTTTTTTTGTGCAATAAATTATGATAGGGGATTGAATCATGGACATTTACAATGACATATCAGGTTTAAGGTCGGGCTTTCTCGAAGCGCTATATCCTACCAATGGTACACAAAATGCAAACACTTTATGGGTTTGCCGTTGCGATTGCGGTTGTGGAAATAATATCCTTGTCAAGCGTTCGCATATTACAAGGACAAAAGACCCCGTTAAGAGCTGCGGAAGGGAAAGTGGGAAAAGACGCGGTGGCACAAATCTAACGCGGCTACTTGCAACAATTCCACCCGCCAATTCCAAGACAGGAATACAAGGAGTAACTAAAGACTGCCCAAAAGGAACGGGATACAGAGCAAGGGCAGATTTTTGCGGGGTAAGGTATGAGATTCACGGATTTGCTACTGTTGAAGTTGCTGCGATAATCCGAAAGTCCATGCAATTGGAACTAACTAGAACGGGCAATATAGAACATACAAGAGAATTGGCGGATTTTTACAAAAGCACTTTCTGATTGGCGGTGATTAAATGCTACCACCTGATTACCTCATAAACCGTCTTGATGATGTCACAACCATTTATGCAGATTTGCACACAGCAGTCCTTGAAAGCATAGCAAAACATGTTGCTGATACCCTACGGGCGACCGGCGAACTAGGTTTGATGCCAAGCACCAGACGGCAGATAGAAAGCGCACAGGCCGTCGGATTGCTCCAAGATGACATAGCCGCTTATGTGGCTACTGCCTTATCTGTCAGCGCACCGGAGATTAAAAAGCTATTCATGGACGCAGCTGTTAAAAGCCTCGTCTATGATAATCGTGTTTATGAGGCCGTTGGTCTTGAACCCATCAACATCAAGCAATCCCCTACAATGCTTAGAATCTTGAACGCAAGCATAAACAAGCAGATGGGTACTTTGCGGCGCATGACTGGCACAATCGCACTGAACGCAGAACCACTTTTCGAGCGAACCTTGAATACCGCCTATATGAAAACTATAAGCGTCAGTCATAGCTACACCGAAGCTTTGAACGAAGCTATTGACGAAATGGCAAGAGAGGGCACAAAAACCTTTGATTATGCTTCGGGTAGGTCAATAGCGATTGAATCAGCTATCTTGATGAACCTAAGAACTTCAATCTCTTTAACCTGCGCAGAAATGAGCAAACAAGGCTTAAAGGAAAGAGGCTGTTGGCATGTTCAGGTGTCAGCTCACCGCAATAGTCGCCCTACGCATGAGGTGTTTCAAGGTCGTGTTTTTAGCTGGCCAGAACTCCTAAACGAAGAGGGATTTGTTGAAAATTCCTTGTAGTTGAGCCGTTTTTATGCTATAATATTAGTGTTGGATAGGGTAGCTCCCGAACGGGCGGTTTCCGTACCGCCTTTCCAACATATTAATTACGGACACACTAACGGAGGTGTATTTTTCATGCCAAAAAGACTAGACCCTACTGATTATATCGGCAAAGAGAGCAATCGTCTAAAGGTTATCGATGTCATAATGAAAGAAACCGGAAGTAAAAAACTAATGAGGTCATACCTTATTTGCGAATGTAATTGTGCAAGCGGGAAAATTGTTCATGCTTTGCCACATGCTTTTGATACTGGTAAAACAAAAAGCTGTGGGTGCTACAATGACGAGCAAATAAAAATCCGCAGATTTAAACATGGTGGTTCGTATTCGCGATTGTTTTTTGTATGGTGGAACATGAAAAGGCGCTGTGATGACCCAACGGATAAAAATTATCATCATTATGGCGGGCGTGGAATCAGATGTGCCGATGAATGGAAGGAATTTGAGCCGTTTCAAAAGTGGGCTTTGTCAACTGGTTTCGATGAAGATATAGCCGAGAGTGGACGAAATAAAATAACCCTTGACCGTATCGACACAAACGGAAACTATGAACCAGATAATTGCCGTTGGACAGGAATGACAACACAAGCACGCAATAAACGCTTACGAAAATCAAACAAATCGGGAGCGGCCAATGTGTATTTTGTGAAGGAAAAGCAGAAATGGCTTGCTCGGATTAGTTATGATGGCAAAGAAATATGCTTAGGACACTACGACACAAAAGACGAGGCAATAGCAGTGCGCAAACAGGCAGAAGCCGATTATTGGCAAGGCGGCAAGAAACACATAGAGAAAAAAAGATTGCTGTCAAACAATTCAAGCGGATTTTGTGGCGTCTCTAAAAATAAAGGGCGTGGCAAGGCGTGGGCTGCGTATATCACAGTTGACAAAAAGCAAATACACATAGGGTATTACGATACATTAGATGAAGCCGCAGCCGCAAGGAAATCAGCAGAAGCAAAATACTGGAACAAAGTCGCTGAATAAGCGGCTTTTTCTTTTGGGGTGGTGATAATTATGGCAGAGTACAAAGACTTTTTAACCGAAACAGGATATGGCAAAGTTGATGGACTTTGCGGTTGAAAAACCGCATAAATTGCAGACACAGTTTTGCACCCTTTTATCCCGGCATAACACACCCACGATACACCGAAGAAGAACTTGACGAGCTTGTAGATGTTACTTATACGGAAACCCTACCAGACAGCTCTACAAGGGAATGGAGTGCTTATGACGCTTCACAGCACTTACGGAAACTTGAGCGTGGTTTACGCCATTGGAAACGCCGCAGGGATGTTAAGCAGGCCGCAGGTCTTGACGCTTTAATCGAAAAGAAAAAGGTTCGCGAGTGGTCTAGGCGCATAAAGGACTTTACTACATCCACGGGAATCCGCAGACAGCCGAGCCGAGAGCGGGTTGCTCAACCATAACCAACGCCGAAAGGTGTTGTTTTTATGCCCGGCGGGGCGTTAAACTCGCATACCGAGGTGCAAGGTATAAGCACAAATCCAAGCGGCACTGACCGCTATAAAAAAGTATGGAGGTTCTATTTTATGGCAGACATTTTTGAAATTCTCACAACAGCAGGTATCGAAATCAATGACGAGCAAAAGACAACGCTTGATGGCGAATTGCGGAAATCTTATAAGCATATTTCCGAGGTTGATAAGCTAACAGAAAAACACAAACTTACAACCGAGCAATTAACCGCTGCACAGGGCAATCTAGCCGACGCAAATGCCGAAATCAAAAAGTTTCAGGACTTAGACATTGACGGTGTAAAAGCCGCCGCTGCTGATTGGGAATCCAAGTACAACAAGGCACAGGAAGAATCAGCCGCTAAAATCGCAGATATGGAATATGAAGCAGTGCTGAAAGACAATCTTTCGGGCATTAAATTCACTTCTGCTTATGCGGCACAAGGTATTCATGCTGAAATCAAAGCAAAGAAACTGCCGAATGAAAACGGCAAAATTGTTGGGATTGATGATGTTCTAAAGGCTATGCGAGAATCACAGCCGGACGCATTTGCGCCTGATAAGCCGCCCGCATCCCTTAAATTCAACGGTTCAGGACATCAACCATTGATTGCGACTGCAACAAAAGACGATTATAAGAAAATGACTTATGAGCAGAGGTTGGAGCTTATGGAAACAAATCCCACCCTCTACACACAACTAACAAAGAAAGAGTGATAATATATGCCAGTAACAACAGCTAATTTCCTCGGTTATCCCTTTAATCAGGAGCTATTTATGCAAATGTGGTCGGAGGTACCTGACCCGAGACTTACCGCCATGCTCAACAGTGGCGCAATGGTTCGTGACGCTGCTATCGGCGCACAAATCCAGAATGATGGTAATTTTTACACTATCCCCTTTTACAATATCCTAGAGGGCGAAGAGCAGAACTATGACGGCATGACCGATATTACCCTGACTGAAACCAGTGGTACATCGCAGTCGGGTGTAGTCTATGGTCGTGCAAAGGCATTTTCTGCAAGAAACTTTCAAGCAGAATTGTCGGGTGCTGACCCGATGGGGCATATCGCTGCAACATTCGCTAGATATTGGCAAAATAGGGAGCAGAAGCGCCTTATCGGTATTGTGAACGGTATTTTTAGCACTACCGATACAAGCGATTTTGCAACAGAGTTCAAGGCAAAGCATGTCCTTACAACCTCCGCACCTGTTGAAATCACAGACGCAAACCGCCTTATGACTATGAGTTTGGGCGACAACAAAGCCGAGTATAGCATGGCTATCATGCACTCGATTGTTGCAGAGCGCCTTGAAAACTTGCAAGTATTGGAGTTCTGGAAGCAGACCGATTCGCAGGGCTTGCAGCGTCCATCCATGATTGCCAGTTGGAACGGATTGACCGTTATCATTGATGATAGTGTACCTGTTAGCGGAAACAACTATACAACCTACCTGTTCGGCAATGGCGCATTGCGTACAGCCGAGGCAAGGCTTGATGTTCCTGCGGAGGTTGACAGAAATCCGCTTAAATT